TGCGCCTATCCTACCGAGATGTCTTCCCCTCCAATCTCAAAATATTCTTTGAAGAGCAAAAACAATGGAAACCCTAAGATGGAGCGTAGATGCAAAAGCTCTGGAAACTTTTACGACCTACCGACACCTCAAACGATGGAACGCCGACATGCATGAAGCTTTAAAAGCTCTTCAGTTCTACCGGATGGTCAGGACTGCGTTAAACACCCCTGGAATCGGTTTACTTGAGGTGACTAGGGGTCTTGATGGGGAAATCGAGGTAAACGTCTCTAATCGCAAATTAGAGGCCAAAGAAAGGAAAAAGCGTTATGACCCCTGTTCCGTCGACTAGCCGAAAAGAAGGAAGGTCCCTGGAGTCGATTTCTTTATCCAGAAAGAATAAAATGTGGATATTGTGCATTCATACCCAGGAAAATAACATCATGCACACAGATGCGAGACAATTCGTCTTCAAAGAGGACGCCATAAAATTCTTGTACGCTCATTGCCTGGTAGTTATGAACGGAGCTGACGCCTATGACCATCCCACAGATTGAAACCAAAGTGACGACCTCAAACTCCTGCAACCGATGGTTTTGCTGTTTTGGCTCTAAGTGTTGCACCAAGGAAGAAGAAGGGGACACGCCGAAGTCTGGCGAAAAGATCTCAGTGACTACGACTAAAACAGTTACGGAAGAAAAAACCACGAAAGTATATAAATCTCGACACTGGCATAGGAAGAAGAATGAGCTCAGTGAGTCCCGATGATAAAGATCTTACCAAACTCCTATTAAAGTCCTGTAAAAAGATCGGACTTGATGAAGAACTTTTCGCAGTCCTCTTAGCGTCCTATAATGCGGATAGGAATAGTTTAAAGAGCCAACTCGAAAAACTCATCCTGTTTATGATGGTGAAAGCTGCTGCCTTGGCTCATGAAGCTAATAACGAATACAAAGATCCGATTGAATATTTAATTGTCCTTGTAAACCAGGGGGTATGGGTTCACAAACTAGCAAAACTAAGGAAATTACAAAATGACCCACGTATCTCCCGATGATGTCTTTGACGTTGAAGATGCCGACAAAGCCCTGTCGCTCGTTCTTTTTGAAGCTTCCGAGAAAATCCCCGTCGGCGTCCTTCTTCTCTTGATGATGACCAAGGCTTCTTTCATCGCCCATACTTTCCTAGACGACAGTGAAAACCCAATAGAAGTCCTTGGAAATCTGCTGGATAAGGGGATATTCATCGACATGCTTCAAAGGAAGAAATATGAGAAGCTTTAACGAATGGCTCGACTGGTACGAGAATCTCAATCCGTACGAACCTCCCTATCTTGACCCTCCGGACAAGGAAGGCGATGAGGAAGAGGATTTTGAGGAAGACTAAGGTCCTCTTTTATTTCTAAAAAAATCCCTGACTGCCGCGCCTCTTTTTTCTTTATCTTGCCAAAGCTTCAAGTCAATCTTAAACCCAGTAATAATATTTTCAATCGCCTTCAACTGAGCATCGGAAAGATTTCTTCCTTGGGACAACTGATCCAAACAACTCTCTACAAAAGTAGCCCTGAAAGCAGGATGTGTAAGAGCATAAGCTAAAATACTTTCCAATTTTACAACAACTTCTGGATGGGGCTCTTTTTTCTTCCTAGGCCATTGATGTTTAGTGGATGCGTCATAATTTCTTCTGGACGAAGGATCGATGAGAGTTTCGTAAGCTTCTCGCATCTTCTTATAAATTTCAGCATCTCCACCTACATCGGGATGGTGTCGTTTCGCCATCTTCCTAAATGAAACCTTAATCTCATCAAAAGACGCATCTCTTTCTACCTCAAGGAGAGCGTAAAAATTAATTCGTGGTTTTATATTATCAAACAAAGCCCCTCCCCCATTCTCCTCCATCATCAGCCCAAGTCGTTCTTCGTAAATACCCTTTTTCTTTCATGGCATTCAGCGTGGAAGAAAGATTTCTCGAAAATTTATCGTGAGGTTCTTGAAAGGATAAATAGTAGCAGCACCTATCTTTCAAATAAAAGTTACAACATAAGAATTCTTTTACTCGCTTCTTCGTTCGAATATCCCCCACCCAAGGCTTAGGCATGTAAACGGTCTCAGAATCCTGGACCTCCAATCGCAATTGGAGATCATCCTCTTGAATCAGAAAGATCACATTATTTAGCACTTTGATAAAGTGAGTGCTATTTTTATCCATATCCGGATGGGGACCGGAAGAACGGTCGGAAGATTTCCTAGAAGGGGCATCAAACTGCATCAGAACCTCTCACCCTAACCCCAGTCCACTTAATCAATATCTCTAGAAAAGCTTCCTCAGGAAGATCCAATGACACCGAATCCCCTGATTCTTGGTTAGTTACGGATGCTTTATAGATCAAGAGGATATTCGCCTTTCCAAGGCAATTTTTAATCTTGATAGCCGTTTCTAGGTTAGCTTGAATACGAGCCCCGTTATTCTTGGAAGGGTTCCTCTTAGCCCAAATTTTATCAAAATTTCTCCTCAAACCATCCGCAGACTGGAGAACGTTAACCCAGAAAGGGTCATCTTCAAAGGCATATCGGATTGCCTCCATTAGGTCTTTAAATGCCCTACAATCGATTTTCATAGCCTTATCCATGTCCGAAGCCCAATTTTCAATTTTAGGCCTTTTAAAGGCAGGATGAGAGGCTAGGATGCGTTTCTCTAACTCTTGGGCAAGTTCTAAACCTTCTTTTGAGAAGCCAGTCTCTCTTCTCCCACTTTTTGAAGGGGGAGGACATAGACTATTCTCTCCACTATTCTCTCCTCTATATGACGCATCGCCTTGAGGGGGGTGCAGGTTTCGACAGGGGGGGGTGTTGTTTTGTTCAGGGGGGGGTGTTGTTTTGTTCAGGGGTGAAATTTTTAAAGAAGATCTTAAAATCCTCTTATTTCCATCCCTTAGTTCCATTTTCAAAAGTCCCTGTTTTCTAAGCCTCTCCAGTCCTACTTGAAGGGCTCTTTCTGAAACCTGCATGACCTTCACTAGATAGGCATTAGAGGCAATACATCCGGTGTCTGGATGGTCTAGACTATCGATCTCGGCCCATAGCACCTTATCAAAGGCACTTAACTCTGGGTGCAGCCATATTTCTCTGGGAATCCATATCCCTTTAAAGGCGCGTGGCAAATCTTCCATAAACGTTTTTCTCCTAATGTTTTACGTAAACATTATTTAGGGTTGTGATAAATCGGGAGGGTATTTTAAGATGACTGATGTCCATAAACGACATTTCCTTGATGGGTCGCTTTCTTTGAAGCGGTAAGCGGCCCATTCTTTTTTCAAGGATGGTGTATACGACAAATTTAAGATTTAAAGCATCAACTTAAATTAAACTCTTGTCTAATCCATTGATGTTCAATACATAAGCCGATCCCCTTCTGGTGAAAGGGATCATCCTCTTCCTAATCAGATAGTAAATTCTCTGTGGAGGGACACCTAGTTCATTCGCTAGCTGTACCGGTGAATAGAGCCCCTTCTCAGCATCAAAGACTCTCTTACCCTTCTCATCTACTGTATTCAGACGGTTATAGAGCATCTCCTCATATTCATAGACATCGTGGATATCTACAAACCAGTGCTTCTCTCTCTTTTTAGCTTTGAGCCTTCCTCGGCGAATAGCCATGTAGATCGTCTGCGGGTGAACTTCGCGGTATTCGGCAACTTGTTTGACTTTCATCATAGTGATAAATATTTTACATGGCAGGCGCATATCTTAAAAGACAATCATGCTCCATCTCCACCCAGATCATGCCGCAGTCCTGGCACTCAAGGACATCTTTGTAGACCACCTTAAATCTTCCTTCCTTTAATCTGGACTTACACTTAGGACAACAGTCATGTCTCTTAAAATCAGTGGACTTATGCTTCAGGCTACGAGAATGGATCTTCATGCTAAATACCCCTTGTTTGGAAAGCGGAAGACGATAGGGTATAGGAAATCTTTTAGCAATGCTAAATGGGTAGAGATCGGAGGCCAGTGCATCTACGCCAGGTCTTTATGGGAGGCCAACTACGCCAGGTATTTGGAATGGCAAAAGGAAAGAGGTTACATAGTTGACTGGCTTCACGAGCCCAAGACCTTTTGGTTCGAAAATATCAAGAGGGGCGTAAGAAGCTACCTTCCCGACTTCAAGGTGATTGAGACGCCAGAGAAATGGCACTGGGTTGAAGTGAAAGGATATATGGATGCCAAATCAAAGACCAAACTGACCCGGTTCAAAAAGTACTATCCTAAAGAGCGCCTCGTCCTTATTGATGAGACCTGGTTCAGGCGCAATAGTTCTAAGATAAGACTGATTATCCCAGATTGGGAAAGGGGAAATGTATGAAATGGGCGGTGTGCTTTATCCTGCTTTGCTGTGCTGTGTCGGTGGCACTGTATGTAAATTGGAAGGTGAATGGGATGGATGAGGAATAGGCGGCTCTTCCCTTCGGATGTCTTCTATAGACTTGACATTCCCCTTGGTAAACCTTTCTACATGGTAGAGCGCCATCTTCCCAGGCTTCCTGTACCCAGAGATCCAGTGATGGATATAAGCGCGATCGTACCCTATCTTCCTGGCCAGCTGACTGATCGAGATGCGGTTATGGTATAGCCAAGTCATTAATTTCATATGAGCCTGTGGGAAGGTGTAGACATAAATCAGGGCCTATGCTAACATAAGTCCACTTTAAGAGGCAACCTTTGAAACGTGACCCTTTGACTCTACACCAAAAGATTCTCATCGTACTGGCCCTAGCCATCATAACTTTGGTCTTTGTCTATCTCAGCTATGAACATTTTGAATTCATGAAACAAGCCGAAATCTTAACTTTAAAAATCCAAAAGGAGTTAACCAATGGAATTTCTACCAAGTGACTATGAAAGTCCCAAGAGCAATAGTAATTATTTTAAACTGCAAGACGGAGAGAACAAGATCCGCATCCTCAGCCGCCCTATCCTAGGATGGCTAGACTGGAAGGACAAAAAGCCTCTCAGATTCCGGATGAATGCCAAACCTACCCATTCCATCGATCCTAATCAAGCCGTCAAACACTTTTGGACGATGATCATCTGGGACTATGCCCAGAAAAAGATTTGCATCTTTGAGATGACGCAGGCGAGTATCTGGAAAAGGATCGAGACCTTGTCAATTGATGCAGACTGGGGCGCCCCTTATAGGTATGACCTCAAGATTACGAAGAGCGGCTCGCAGAAAGACACCAAATACACGATCTTACCTGTCGCTCCTAAAGAGATCTGGCCAGAGATACGAGATGCCTTTAAAGAGCTTCCTATTGACCTTGAAGAGCTATTCAAGGGAGGAGACCCGTTCAACGGTGTACAGAGGACCTTGGGCTTCTGGGAGATCCCCTCCGCTATCTCTAAAGAAATGAACACCGAGATTAAGGGAGAGTGTGTTTCTAAGGAAGAAGCTCAAGAGATAGAGGACACTATCGAAAGGGCGATCAGTCCTTATGACAAGGATTGGAGAGCAGCAGCCTTGAGAGCTTTCAAGATCGACAGCTTTGAGAAGCTAGAAAAAAGGCTCCATGACTTGATGATTAAGCGGATCGATGAGAAGAGGGAAAAGATCCTCTCCGAAGACGTGCCCTTTTAATGGAAAACCCCATCCTTAAAAAAGATGGGGTGCGCAAAACTTCGATAGGACAATGAAGAGAACATTTATGAGCGTAAAAGAAGAACCAAAAAAATACAAGCTTATCGAGCTTATTCAGAGAAGCCCAGAATGGCTTAACTTTAGAAAAGGGAAGATCGGAGCCTCCCAAGTAGGAGCTATCCTAGGCGTAGATCCTTTCAAGACAGCTCTCCAACTCTGGACGGATATCGTCTTTGATCGGAAAACTCCTGTAAATAGCGCCATGCAACGGGGGATCGATGGAGAAGACGGAGCTCTAGAATGGCTGAACAAGGTAGAAGACTCCGTAGATTTCGATAGCTTTTATCCGGCAGTTTTACAGTCAGTGGAATATCCATTCCTCATTGCAAGTCTGGATGGGTTTAGAGAAAAAGACATTCAGGCTGTAGAGATCAAATTCCCAAGCAAAAAGGTCCACGAATATCTTTTGGAAACTGGCAGACCTCCCGAAAGATACATGCCGCAGCTCCAATTCCAAATGTATATCGGCGGCTTTGACAAGATGTTCTACCTGTCATGTTTTCAGGACGAGAAGGTTTTGAGGGTGGTTGAGAGAGACCAAAAATTCATCGACGAGATGATCCCTGAAATTTTGGCCTTCAGAACCTCTATAATCGATTGTAAGCCTCCAGAACCTGTTGACAAGGATGTAATCCAGATAGACGATCCTGAGGCTGTTCTGAAAGCCGAAAGATTCATCGAGCTGGATCGGTTGATCTGGGAGCTGTCACAGGAAAGGGATGCGCTGAGGCTGGAGATGACGGAGATGGCGAAGTATCAAAAGGTACAGATCGGAGCCTTGATGCTTTCAAAGGTGATTCGGCCAGGGAATGTGAATTGGGAGGCGGTAGAAGCCTTGAAGGGGATCGATCTGACGGCGTACAGGAAGAGTCCAATAGAATCTTGGAGACTTTCTTATGAGTGAATGGATATCGGTTAAGGAAAAACTTCCAGAGATAGATAAAAAAGTTTTAGTTTTCGACAATGAAATCGAAGATGATAGAGAAAAGTTAAGCTGTATTTACATAGGGTATTACAATCCTAAATGCGGCTATTCCACTGGATGGAGAAATGACGACTTGGGGCCTCTACATGTCACTCATTGGATGCCATTACCAGTCCCTTTTCCTGAAAAAACACCTACGAAACGTTGTCCTTCATGCGGAAAATAGGGTGATTTGAAGGTTTTATGAGAAAAAATCTCCTAAACGTTAGAAATCGTGTCTCTTTTTGACTTATTCTTGTAGGTTGGATGAGAAAAGACAAGCTTAACAGACTAAAGTGCCACAGAAATAAGTTTCTGCAGTAGCTGCGCCTAGAATATTTTCTGTATCTCCAGCTTCTCCTGAAGCTACGATTGTTACGACTGCTGTATCTCCAGCTGTCATTAATGCCAAAATACTAATAAAAGCACTATGAGCGGTACTTGTAACAGGTCTTCCTACTGAATTAACATATGTACGGGCACTCGTTCCAGTGATTACAATACTAATAACTACGGATGTAGGAGTTGAAAAATCATTCGCTGTAATCTGAGATCTTAGATCATATATACCTGTAACAGGAGCCGTGAAAGTACCATTCACATTAAAATCGCCATTTCGGTCATAGACTTCCGTTAGAGCATCAGTTCCTAAAGTATAAGTTGCTCCAGCTCCTGTTTTGTCAGTAGCTGTAGAAGCCAGATAAGCAAAAAATGCAGGCTGCAGGGGCATCGTGATCTCACCTGCAACAGTACTTATGAGAACATCATTTGTGCCTAAGGTAGAATTTTGAGAAATCTTCCACTTGTCTGCATCAGAATTATCTATTCCAGATGCCCAGTTAGTAGAGGCTGAAATATTATAATAAACATAGGCATCTCCTCCAGACGCCCCTCCTGCTTGAATCGCTACAAGAGAGGATGATGCCGTATTGGTATTATCGCTATTCGTTGTCTGATTTATGACAGACCCTCCCACTGAACTTCTGGATACAAGTAAATTTCCTAATGGAACCGTAACAACGCCTGCTGTGGAAATTGTCAAAGTATCAGTTGTACCTAATGCTGTAGAGGCCGCAATTACATAAGCATCTGAGGCACTATTATCTATACCTTGAGACCAACTTGTTGATCCCGTGATAGTAAAGGTTTGGAAAGGATCTCCTCCTGAAGTGCCACCACTAATAATTTGGCAAAGAGCATGTGAGGCTACGTTTGTGTTATCTGTATTAGTGGCTCCCGTCTTTACCGTTCCCGCTGCTTGTGATCGCGTAGCTAATATATCTCCGCTAGTAGCCGTTATGTCGCCTGCTACAATCAGACTATTCGCCCCGATTGTGGTAACGCCGGCAGTCGAAATATCTAGATAATCATTAACGCCGAGGTAAGATCCGAAAGACACTTTGAATTTACTATCAGTAGCATCGCGTCCAACACTCCAGCTACTCCCCCCTCCTATTCCAGGCCCAGTTCCAAATATTATGAGAGCATCGCCTACATAACATTCAGCAAAAAAAGCCGCCCTTGAAAGTGTATCAGTGAGATCAGAATTTAATACTGTTAAAACGCGAGTTATAGCCGGAGCATTACATGTAAATGTAAAATCTCCATTCATACTACTTGAAAAAAGAGGATCAGAATTATTCGCTCCGATGAGCATCGTTCCAGTAACTCCGACGGGAAGACTTGTGATAGTAGAAGTTCCCGCTCCTACTAAAACTGCATGATTAGTAAGTCCTGTCAGAGAGGTAGTAAGAGTCGATCCACTACCTGCTATTGTGATACTTCCAGATCCAAGTAAATTCCAATTATTAGAAGAGGGAGAAATCGCCCCTCCACTATTGCCGGTAAGAGTTAATGCATCAGCTGCATCAACATCAATAGTAATGGTCTTACCAGAGGCGGATGTAGAGACGCCAGGACCCCCTAGAATCTCAAGATTATTGACTAGAGGAACCGCCGTCCCAGAATCCGTAGTAAAGCTAGTCGGGATCTGGGGATTTGTGATATTGACATCGACGAGTCCCCCTTGAGACATTTTACCATTCCCCTTCTGGAGATGAACCGGTGAAGTCTATTTTGGCTCCTGTCTGAGCTTCGATGAGATCTTCTACCTTTTCCTCAACGACATTATCAGGCCAAACATTCATCCATGAACAGCTAGATAAAAAACTTATGAAGATGATGTAGCGCATAGTGCCTCCTCATCATAAATAGGCCATGTTATGACTGGGATGGGATCCGAGGAGGGAAACTGATCGGACTCCTCCGCTAAGATTTTAGTGATACTGAAAAACAGAAAGAAAATCTTGGTCATAGGAACCTATTGTTGAGCTTTAGCTTCAGACTTGTCTATAGGAAATACTTGGATCTGTATTCCTTTTCCTGTATCAAGAGAGCTTCGATGCACTTGAGCATCCACGTCAAATCCTGGCTTTCCATTCATACAGCTAGCCATCATGAGAGTAATCACAATCAACATTCCGTACTTCATAAAATCAACTCTCCATTACATTTTTTATCAGTTTTTCCAACTCAACTTGTTGGATTATTTTTTCATAGGATTTTCTGAGCCTTGCCTCATAAGAACAATTCTCATTTTTTGATTCTTTTTCTATGATGATTCTCACCAGTTCTGCATCAGATATAGCTATTTTTCTCAATATTTCTTCTGGAGTATAAAGATCGATAATCATGAAATCCTCATGTAAGACATAAGACTGCCCATCTATCAGAATTCACTTTGATGAGATGTACTCCCCCTCGATTGAATGTATAGTTGGTCGTATTTTGACACCAAATAAATCCATCGTTGGCATCATAGTTGTCTACAAGAGTACAGGTACTGGAAGAAGAGTTCGACCATACATAGATTATCTGTCCTTCTGTCCCTCCTGTAAAATGACGAACGGTGATCGCTCCTCCTCCCGTATTGGAAAGTTTTACACGAGATTTACCTGCTACACTGACATCGCCTGTAGTCCCACTGGCCACCGTTACTTCATCAGTAAGGGTTTGTATTCCATCTACTTGTAATAAAGTCGAACTGATTGTATCGCCAGTGACGGTTAAATCATCATCGACCGTGGCATCGGTCGTCACTTGGAGTGTTGTAAATTTTCCCGTAGAGGCAGAAGAAGCGCCGATTGCTGTTCCATCAATAGCACCCCCGTTGATATCAGCGGTTGTTATGGTTCCAGTAGTGAATGTTCCAGCGGCTGCACTGCTTCCTCCAATAGTAGTACCGTCTATCGTTCCCGAGTTGCAATCTATTTTAGAAATAACAACGTTTCCAGTCCCATTAGGAGTTATATTTATAGCTCCATCGGTATTCATGGAAATGATGGTGTTGCCATTGATATTGATATTATCTACGGTAAAATCCGTACAATCTAATGTAGTAAATGTGCCAGTAGATGCCGAAGCAAGTCCTACCGTTGTTCCATCAACGGCACCTCCGTTGATGTCTACCTTAGACATGACAACGGATCCAGTTCCTTTGGGTGTGATAGTGATATTTATGGCTGCATCAGTTCCATCGGCTGATAGAGTAGTTCCTACAAGAGTAACGCCAGCGGCCACTACATTTGTGTCGAAAGTAGTTCCTAAGATTGTGGTAGAGGTAAGGGAAGTAAGACCCGTTATCGTTGTATCAAGGTTTAGAGTAACTGTAGAGCCTGATCCAGTCGAACCGATATTTGTTCCTCCAGCAATCGTAAGAGCTCCGGCAGCGGGCGTAGCTGTTCCTGAATCAGTAGGAAAGGAATTAGATACAGCTCCATCGGTTTCTATATTGATCGTTCCGGTACCAAATGTAAGATCAATTGTCCCGCCAGTAGATGTAATGGCTCCAGCTACAGGAGGCGCTCCTGTAAATCCGATGACGAGCTGTCCGTTGGTGAGAGGACCCACTCCCTCAAGAAAACCAGTCGCTCCATAATAAGGCACAGTATTTTGAGTGGCATAGGAAATGCCGACTCTTCCTGTACCATCTGGAGTCAATAAAATATTACCATTTACGTTGAATGAAGCGATGGTATTGCTATTGATACTGATATTATCGACGTCTAAAGCCTGAAGAGTCGCCGTTCCACTTAATAAAGCTGCATTCGTAATGAATATGGCTCCAGAACCTGCTGGAGTTAAGTTGATACTTCTATCTGCGTCTGTTCCCGTAGTCGAAATGGTCGTAGAATTAATGGAAATATTGCTTGTTGTAGGGGCTGTAATAAATGTAGTGGCTGTAGCTGTTGTAAATTTTCCAGTAGTCGCGGAAGAGGCACCTATGGTAGTCCCATCAATCGTTCCAGAATTGATATCTACTTTAGACATCACAACAGATCCAGTTCCTTTAGGAGTGATGGTGATATCTATAGCTGCATCTGTTCCATCCGCCGAAAGAGTTGTACCTACTAGAGTGACACCGGCAGCTACAACATTCGTATCAAAAGTAGTACCTAAAATAGTGGTAGAAGTAAGAGAAGTGAGACCTGTAACCGTAGTATCAAGATTGATAGTTACAGTAGAAGCGGCACCAGATGAATTTAGATTTGTCCCTCCTGCAATCGTAAGTGCACCGGAAGAAGGGGTAGCGGTTCCAGAATCTGTTGGGAAAGAAAGAGCTACTGCTGATCCTGTAGTAAGACCTAAGGTGCCGGCTCCTGTTGTAAAGGCGATGGAACTGTCAGAAGAAGTAAGAGTAGCAAAAATGGGATCTGCCGCTGTAGAACCTAAGAGAACTTGACCGTTAGTTCCGACTGCTAGCTTTGTGATGGTACTTGTATTGGCTCCCACAAGAACGGCATGATTGGTGAGCCCCGTCAATTGCGTTGTAAGGGTGTTTAAAGAGCCTACCGTGGTTATACTGCCCGATCCATCCATATTGACAAGACCGGCTACGGTGGGTACTACAGGATCGGTTCCCGAGTCAGGAGAAAAGGTGTCTATGCCAACACTTCCTCCAGCAAGATCAATATTGAGAGTTCCCGCTCCAGCCGTGATAGTGATCGTTCCTCCAGAAGAAGTTAGAGTAGAAGCAACAGGAGAGGCGCCTGTAGAACCAATCACAAATTGACCACTAGACAGAGTAAGAGAAGAAAGAGCTCCCGTGGTTGTAGTGTTAGAAATTACGACACCATTTACACTGAATGCAGTGGCGGCTGTTCCCCCTCCTACAATTTGGGCTGTTCCAAAAATAGGATCTAATGAAACACCTTGGGAAATAAGAGGGATGCCGGATACTCCAGGCAAGACTTTAGTGATAGTAGAAGTACCGGCACCTATGAGAACTGCGTGATTGGTGAGGCCTGTGAGCTCTAAAGTGAGTGTAGCGGTGGGCACATCACCAGAAGTAGTAAAGCTGCCTCCCCCGAGGATATTCCAATTATCTAGAATAGGCAGTACAGGATCGCCTGAATTGCCTGTAATGGAAAGAATGGCAAGTGTTGATTCGACAGTGACGATATTTGAAGCGCCAGTAGTAGTAACCCCGGTTCCCCCTCTGATCTGAATTACATTGGCACTCGGAACAGCTGTGCCGGAATCTGTTTCAAAAGAGGTAGGGATTTGAGGATTCGAAATATTGACATCAGTGATCCCACCTTGGCTCAAGACTCACCTTTTATTTGTCTGTAATGCACTTAACTTATTAGATATACGCTCAATTTGGGTGTATATATTTTCTATGTTTTTTTGTAGAAGATAGATATCTTTTTTGTTGATATCATTTTCTTTCTTAATTCCTGCTAAATGAATGACATTTAGATCTATAGCTGCATCTATCTCTTGTCTCTTATCTTTCTCAGTTGAAAGTTCTTTCAGGCATTGTTGCTCTACGTCGCCAATAAGAGTGTAAAGTTTTAATGATACTTCTCCAATTTTCTCTTCAAGATATTCTTTTTGACGAGAAAAAGATCCTTTTACTTGCGCAAGCCACTGATCTATTTTATTCTCAAAAGCTTTGAAACCATCAACACTCAAAAAATATGAATCTCTCTTATCGATGATATCTTTAAAACATGAAAAATTTTCCTTAGATTCCTTTTCTAAATCATGAATCTCTCGGAAAGCTTGAGAAAGAGAATCTTCTCCTTTCTTATATAGAAATTTTATCGTTTCATGAAGATTTTCTATAGCTATCTTAGAATCATTGTGACGTTTAGATACATTTGCATCTACATCTTTAAGTTTTTGACATAAAGATTCTACAGCGATATTGCACTCTAAAACAGCATCATTATGATTCTTAATCTCTTGCTGTACGACAAGAGCAAATTCTTTGGAGAGATCTTTTCTTTTTAACACGTTTTAGCCGTAAATACACTCTATATAAACGGAACCGCTGACAGGTGCTGTCACTTGTTTCACTGAAAATTGGGTACCTGTCTCTAATACAAACTTATCATCGAATTGAGGGTTGATGTTTGATTGGAGATCGTAGAGTCGAAATGAACCCGCTGGAAGGAACATCTCATCTTGTGAAGTATCAGTCGTAAAGTAGAGATCACCTGCTGTGTTATTTGTGATACAAAAGGCTCTGACTGGATAACCAGTAGGATCTCCTACAGAGGCATAGGAGCCAGAGATACCCGCAAATCCAAGCGTTTTTATCGCTTCAAAATATACTCTAGCTCCCATAACTTTATCCTTTAGCGTCTATTTGTTTTTGTGCGTCGGCTTCTGCTTGTTGAGCTTTTTGCGCTTCCACCATCTTATCGACGACGATTCCTTTCAGCTGCATAAGAGCATCATGGATCTCGCCTAAGGGACTGTCAGCTGCACAGAGAAGGATATATTTGCGCTCGCCAATTTGGATTTCTCCCATTGCTCCTGATCTGAACATCTTTACTCCATTTGGTTTAAGGGTTTAACCTCTCTTAAAATTACATTCAAGAGAGGCTAAATGTCAACGCTACGTTATCCTACGTCTGTCTGAAAATTATGTAGTCAAAGCTAGAAACATCTGTCGCAACTGCTGCTCCAGCTGCGCTATAAGAGGCTACTGTAAACGATGTAGCAGCACTGATCGTAGTGACTAAGAATCCGAGGGCTGGGGTAGCATTTAGAGCAGATCGCGTGACAAAAATCCTATCGGTAGCTGCAATATTCGTATTGGCTATAGTTACAGTTCCACCAACTAACGTACCTTGTCCTATAAAATCTGTAACGGCTCCTCCATTAAGACGTATTTGCGTAGCAACAGATGTCAAGCTAACGTTCCCCGTCAAACTGATGCCGCCAGAACCCGACTGGATTGTCGTGGCCGAAGTAGTGTTTGTAGAACCCAAAGTGACAGCGTTGGCTCCAGCGCCAGCCCCGATATTAATCGTCTTGCCGCCAGTAGAGTTCGCAATATTGATCGTCTGCGTTCCCGTTCCACCGAGGATAGTCGCAGTACCGGTGTTGGCTCCTGTACCGCCGAAGTTAATCGTACCGGAAGTTGTGCTAGGGGCAAAAGTGTAGGTAGAGGTGGCAGCTCCATCGAGAGAGAAGTTACCTGTACCGCAAAGGAGAGATAACGAAGCGGAACCTGAAGCAGAACCGATGATGACTACGTTGGCAACTGCGCCTGTTGCGATATTCACTGCCTTGGCGGATGTTGCTCCTCCAGCGATATTGACGGTAGTAGCACCTTCGCCCGCGCCGATGGCCACGATGTTTGTTCCAGAAGAAGAGCCAAGTGTCATCGTACCGGTTTGGGCGGTCCCACCGATGACGATCGTGCCTGTGGTTGTTGCAGCTCCGATCGCATAGGTAGTTGCTCCTACTCCATCCAGAGAAAAGTTGCCTGTTCCGGTAAGGAAGGAAAGTGCAGAAGCTCCTGTGACTGAGCCGATGGTAATCAAGTTTGCTCCAGCGCCAGCGCCGATTTGGATTGTCTTGCCACCAGTCGAATTACCGATATTGATCGTCTGAGCACCTGAACCACCAAAAATGGTCGCGGTACCCGTATTAGCTCCTGTACCCCCGATATTAAATGTACCGGAAGTTGTGGCAGGACCAAAGGTGTAGGCCGAAGTTGCAGCGCCATCAACGGAGAAGTTTCCTGTACCGACTTTAAGAGCCATAGAGGCTGCTCCAGTCGTAGAGCCGATGATCACAACGTTAGCGACCGCTCCGGTAGCGATATTCACTGCCTTGGCGTTTGTAGCACCTGATGCCACGTTAACCGTGGTAGCACCAGCTCCCGTTCCCACGTTCACAATATTTGTTCCAGACGATGAACCCAGAGTCATCGTGCCAGTTTGAGCCGTACCACCGATGGTGATCGTTCCTGTCGTGGTTGAAGCTCCAACCGTGTAAGTAGAACCGGCGACGCCATCGAGAACATAGTTACCAGTACCGACAGATTCTACGATCGCAGTAGCTCCCGTGGTATTACCGATGGTGATGCTATGGGCGATTGCGTTCGTACCGATGTTAAGGGCACCTGTTCCGCAATCTAGTACAATTGATGTGGCTCCCGTTGAGTTACCTACCGTAATTGTACGGGCGGCAGCGCCGGTCCCCACGTTAATATTCTGGGCATCTGCATCGTTACCGATGCCAATCACGCCAGCTGAAGAGTTAAGTTCGAGAACGCCATCTGCATCGAGCAGCATCGTGTCATCGGAATTCAGGATGATATCGCCCGTACTTGTAGTTGTGACGGTGAAGTGACCTGTTCCTGTATTGATGGCGACTGCAGTTGCTCCCGAAACGTTACCGATAGTAATTGTACGAGCCGCAGCTCCCGTTCCGATGTTCACAGCGGCAGTATCTGCATCAGAAGCCAGATTTAGAGTAGCTCCTGCAGTCAGGATAGTCGCGCTGGCGGATAGAGAAGCTAGGCCGGAAGCAGAGATCGTAGTAAAAGAACCGGCCCCAGGGGTAGTACCACCAATAGCTGGAGGGGTAGCCAGAAGAGAAACTACGTTCGCAGGGGTCATGGCTACGTTAGTATTGGTTCCCGCTTGGGCTTCTGCGGTTGTAGCGAGTTGACCGATTCCAGATACAGTTTCAGACCAGGCAGGCGCGCCAGCGATAGCCAAAGCATCTGCGTAAACTTTAGTGGCAACTGGAGAGTTGTTGTCAGTCAGAAGGACAACGCCCTCGATGAGTGTGGTAGCGGAAGGGACAAGAGTACCTACAGCCGATTCTAGGGTGGCTGGAGAGATGACGAGATTGGTAGCTGTACCCGCAGCTGCTTCTGTTTCATTAGCAAAGCGGGCTTCGCCCGTCCAGCTTTGAGTACCTTGTTTGCCCATGTAAGAATTGGGACGCGCATATTTTGGCATCTTATTTTTCCTATTTAAGGTGGTTTTCTTTTTCCTTAAAATTAATTTGAAAGAGAGGTAGATGCAATCGGAAAATGGTGGTAGAATCAGTTCAGTCTATCGTTATATAAGGCCATGAAAGAAGACGACTCAGACAACACGCAGATCAATATCCGCATCCCCAAGAAAGCTTTTGTAGAGCTAAAGATCATGTGCATCTTGACCAATAGAACGCTGAGCAGCTTCTTAAGGACGGCTATTAGAGAAAAGATCATCCAAATCAAGGAACAGCAAAAGAATGACCGGAATCCTATCTAAAGAATGGAGAATGAACAACCTCTATCGGATCGTGAACAGGAATGGCGATTCCATAAAATTTGTCCTGAATCCTGTGCAATCAGAAGTTCTTAAAGGATTGCACACCAGGAACCTAATCCTTAAAGCAAGACAATTAGGCATGAGCACGTTCGCCGTTATTTACTATCTGGATGAAGCACTATTCAAGGAGAATAATTCTGTAGGTATTGTCAGTTATTCCCTAGAACATGCGCAGCATATCTTCAAGAGGATCATCGGACATGCTCTCGACACCTTACCTGAAAAGCTAAAGCCTTTGGCTGGGATCGTCAATAGGTCAGCGAGAGAGATTACCTTCAACAATGGCTCTTTCATAAGGGTAGATACGACTTTACGGGGCGGTACATGTCAGCATGTATTGGTCAGTGAGTTTGGCAAGACCTGTGCCAGGAATCCGTTGAAGGCAGAAGAAGTGATTACTGGAACACTACAATCCGTACCCATCAGCGGGTCGGTTATTATCGAATCCACGGGTGAGGGAAATGAAGGATACTTTACCGAACTTTGTAATCAAGCAATCTCTCAAGGAAATGAAAATCTATCTCCTCTCCAATATAAGTTGCATTTTTTCCCTTGGTTTAAAGAAGTCAGTTACAGAATGTTGCAAGACGTAACCTATGGGACAGAACTCACCGACTACTTAAACAAGATCGAAAAGGAGACCGGAGAGACGATTGACCGTCATCAAAGAAACTGGTACGCCCATCAATCTAGTGTCTTGGGCGATAAGGTGCGTCAAGAGTATCCCTCTACCCCAAAAGAAAGCTTCCTAGCCACTTCCGACGCCTATTACTTCCAGCAATGCATAGAAGCCGCCTACAAGTCCAATAGATGCCTTAACTCATCCATGTATGACGCAATCTTCCCTGTCTATGTGGCGATGGATATAGGTGTAAACGATCTAACCGTAATGGTTTTCTTTCAGGTGATCCACGGAGAGATCAGAGTGATTGACTACTATGAGGACAAGAATAAAGGTGTAGATTTCTACGCAAAGTTCCTCCTTCAAGATAAAAAGTTCCTCTACGACACCATCTTCCTGCCACACGATGCAGCGCATAGAGATGGGATTGTCGTAGAAAACACTTACCAGAGAGATTTTCAAAGACTCTTTGGCCAGACCAATACAAAGTTCATCGTCTTGAGGAGAACCGATAAGAACGTGATGATCTCAAATGCCAAGATAAAATTTGAAAGGTGTGTCTTCAACATTGCAAGGGTCAAGCCTTTCCTGGACATGATCGCCAAGTACCGGAAGAAGTGGAGCGAAGCTGTAGGGAAGTGGTTGGACGAACCTCTCCATGACATCAGTAGCAATTACGCGGATGCTTTTCAATATATGGGGCTAGCGGTAAATCACTTGGAATCTGTAGGCGGCAATAAATCAGCCCTTGAAAAACACAAAGAGATCGTCGCTAATCGAAAAGGGAAAATATGATTATAGAAGGTGATTGTCTTGAAGTGATGAAGACATTTCCAGACAATCATTTTTCAGCGATTTGCACAGATCCCCCTTACGGTCTTTCATTCATGGGAAAAGAGTGGGATGCAGGTGTGCCTCATGCGGAGATATGGACTGAAGCATTGCGTGTATCCAAGCCTGGCGCATTCTTATTGGCTTTCGGCGGTACGCGCACATACCATCGCCTAACTTGCGCGATTGAAGATGCGGGGTGGGAGATACGCGATTGTTTATCCTGGCTGTACGCATCAGGATTTCCGAAAAGTCATAACAATTTCGGCATACCTGGATACGGAACCGCCCTTAAGCCAGCATGGGAACCCATCATATTCGCTATGCGTCCTCTCGACGGAACCTTCGCCAAGAATGCAGAGAAGTGGGGACAGGCGGGGATTAATATTGATGGGTGTCGGATTCCCATTGATTCTGAAAAGGATGACCCTAGATTAGGGGGAAAAGGGTCTTGGGATACATCTAGTGCAGGTCAGAATGTCTACGAGGGTGGATATGCCGGAAACAGGATGACTTCTTCACCAAAAGGCCGCTGGCCCGCCAACGTCATGTTCGACGAGGAGGCAGCTGAGATGCTGGATGAGAAAAGTGGCATTTCTAATCCAAAGCAGCAGCGTGAAGGTGTCAAAGGTGGATCGGGATTTGGTTATTTCGATGATGTCAAAACGTCTTCAATGAATGGGGTATGGCCTGGTGATAATGGTGGCGGCGCATCCCGCTTCTTCTACTGCGCCAAGACGAGCAGCAGGGAGAGGAATGAAGGGCTTGAGGCGTTTCCCCTGAAAGAAAAGAAAACTCTTAATGATTATACGAGTCCGTCAGAGGGGCGCTCTGCATCAAAGAGCGGGGCTCCTATGGCTAATAATCATCCCACAGTTAAGCCGCTCAAGCTAATGACATACCTCATCAAGCTAATAATGCCTCAAAAAGATGGCATACTGCTGGACCCATTCGCAGGAAGCGGCTCAACTCTTGTTGCGGCAACTCGTTTGGGGATTGATTGCATAGGAATAGAGAAACAACCCGAATATTGCGAGATCGCAAGAAAACGGGTTGAACATGAACTAGAAAAGCCAAAACAAATTGATTTGTTCAATGAAAATTGAAAAAGACTACCCTTCCTGGATCTGCAAAGAATGCGTTACATCTCAAGGTTGCACCAATATGAAGAGCCTTTCTACCTATCACGAAGGTATCTGTGGCTGGTGCAAAGAGAAAAAGGTTGTCACAGAACCACGGGATTACTACTATCCCCTCTATCCTAGAAAAAGTTACTTAGAATAATTCCCGTCCCCTCTTTTCCGTTTCTTCAAATTATCTCTACTGTTAAGTTAAATTTATGCTTAACGCCAATGAGATCTGGAGCGAGTTCCAGGAAAACTACCGCTATGCTCACGATTACTGGTCTCCTTTTGTTGCTAATGCCCAAGTTTATACTCTTGCGGCTTCTGGTTATACATGGAGCGATCAGGAAAGGATTCAGCTCACTAAAGAGGGAAGAGAGCCTCTAGAGCTGAATATCATGAGAAGGCCATTGCAGTTCTTCTCTGGATACCTTCGCGACAACCTTAACTCTATCGTCATCGCACCAGTCGAGGGTAGCGATCAAAAGACGGCCGATCAATTTACAAAGCTCTCCTATTACACCTGGGATAAGGGCGAAGGGTACTCCACATTCCTAGATGCCTGTGATGAATCCATGAAGGCAGGGATCTCTTTATGCGGTCTAATGATGGATTACTCTAAAGACTTCATCAATGGCGATATCACCTTCTTCAAGAGGTGCTTTAACCAATTCTATTTAGATCCTACATTCGAAAGAACAGACCTAACCGACTGTGCCTTTTCCATTACAAGGGATCTCCTTGATAGAAACTTAATAAAACAGCTCCTTCCATTCGTAGATCCTACGCTGATCGACAACATCCAGAACGCTTTTCGAGATGACAAGTTCTTATCGTACCATCCCAACTTCACAACGCTCAGCCGCAATCGCAACTTGATGGCGTATGATCAGTATTACAAGAGGACCACCAGAAAGAGAAAGTTCCTCGTCGATGAAAGTTCTTCCTATTACAGAGACATCACCGATTTGGACAAGGAAGAGGTCTCAAAGCTAAAACTCGGCATCTACCGCTTGAGAAAGATGAGGGAAGAGGCAGAAGAAGGGGCGATGGGAGAAGAAGGACTTCCACCTGTCTTGGAGATTAGAGAGGAAAATAGACCCTACGTAGAGCTTCACATCATGCTCAACGGCCAGGAAGTCTATAACGGAGAGGACAAGACAGGGATCGTTGAAACATACCCATTCGCCCCAATCATTTCCTATTTTGAACCTTCTATCTGGATGCCATCACAAAGAATCCAAGGTATCGCCTCCTGTCTCTGGTCCGCACAAAGACAATTCAATAAGCGCCACATGAAGATCGTCGACATGATGGATTCTACTATCTCTACCGGTTTCAAATATTTGATCGGGTCTTTAGCTGATCCACAAGACCTCCAGCAATCAGGACAGAACAAAATCATCGGCGTAGATCCTGAAGGGGCAGGTCCAGCGGGTCTAGGGGCTGTCGAACAGTTGCAAGGAGGGGGAGCCAATCCCGCTCTTGTAGAGTACCAGAAAGTTCTAGATCAATTGACCCTCACCCTTGCCAACATCAATGAATCTGTCTTGGGAGTCGATGAGAAAGGAAATACCCAAGTCTCAGGAAGACTGGCTCAGGTGAGGATTGCTCAAGGCTTGAGATCCAATCGAAAGATCTTCGACAACATAGAACTAAGCCAAAAGATCTTGGGCGGCTTGGTATTGAAAACCATCCAGAACCACTATCCCCCAGGCAAAGTAGAGCGGATCATCGGGGAAAAACCGACGCCACAATTCTATGAAAAAGAATTCGAACAATATGACGCGGTAGTTAAAGAAGGCGTCAGGTCCCAATCTCAGCGGGATGCTTACTACTATGAATTGGTACAACTCAAAAAAGATGGAGTCGTCAATGTTCCAGAATCTGAAATTGTTAGAGCGCTTCAAATGGCTGGCCTTGACGATCTACAAAAAGCTATTCAGCAGCAGCAGCAACAGCTAGCACAGCAACAACAGATGGCTGCTAAAGTGGAAATGGAAGCGTTAGATGCTAAGAAACAAGCGGACCTTGGTTTGGCAGAAGAGAGGAAGTCTAGAGTCATCAGCAATCTTTCTCTAAAAGACGAAAGGGAATCAGAAGCAGTACAAAATATAGCTCAAGCAACACTAGATAGAGCCAGAACCATCACAGAGATCGCCAAGATGCACGATGACAGGATCTTACAGGTATTGCAATTCGTCAATCAGTTGGAACAACAAGAAGCAGCTCAACGAGAGATGCAAAAAGAGCAAGTCGCTGAACAGGCAAATAGTGTCGATGCAGCGACCTTAAGCGGTGGTCAAGAGCCACAACAACAAGAGGAAAATTATGGCATATGACAAAGCCAAAGGTGGAGATGCCGGCGGTAAATTTATGGATAATGGACGAGGTGTCTGTTCGTATAAAGACGGCACCATGTCCAAAGCAGCCAGGGTAGAACCTGAATGTGGACCTGGTTCTAATGCAGATCAATCAAAAGCAAACAGACTGCTTAAATCTGCTCAGAAGAAAGTCGATTCTCTCCGCGGTGAAAGTGGGATGTAATAGATGTCTGTATCGCCTTTGATTGAAGTTCCGGACCTTCTTCTTCATCCAGATTTCATGGATGAAAAAGAAACACTCAAGAAATTTCTTAACAAGGCGCTAGAGACAATTGTCAATCAAAACCAAAAAAGAGATGAGAGCTATTTCATCATCTTCCACGAAAAATCTGATGCATCCAACTCTCAGCATAAGATCCGTGTGAAGACAACACTTCCTTCCTTCATCACCAATTCAATTGTGTGGTGGGTAAATAATAAGCAAGGGATTTGCGAATGGCTCTGGACTGTACCGCCTAAAGAAGTGGGAAAACCCATGAGAGTTGAGTTCAATACTACAGGTGTCGCCTACCTGAAAGCAAAGGGTGTTATGCCAACGCAATAGGCTGTATTGCGATTTAACGGGGTAAAATGAGTGCAGAGACCGTTCCTGTCAAAGAAGAGACTGAAGAAGTATCGGCTCCTATAGAGGCTGTAAAAGAGCCTGTAGAGGCAGTAGAAGAATCATCTTCACAAGAGGAAGAAAAGGAAGAAATAGCCCAGAAAGAGACGAATGTCCCTTTGCATGCTCTTCAAAAAGAGCGGAAGAAGAGACAGGAGCTTGAAATTGAGCTGCGGCTTCTGAAAGAGCAACAGACAAAACCTGTAACCCCTCCTCAAGAAGATGAATCCAGATACGAAGCAGTCACGAAAGAAGAGTTGGGGAATTCCCAAAAAAACATCATCCGTGCTGTTGAAGAAAGAGCTTGGATAAAAGACTTTCCTGAACGGGCGGCTGAAGTAAACGAGAAACTAGGTGAATTTTTAAAGCAACGTCCTAACCTTGCATCCGCAATTGAGGGCTCTACCAATAGATATGAAGAGGCATGGGAGCTAATGGATAAATTATCTCCAAAGCAGAAAGCAGCTTTAAGGCCAACGGTTTCAGCTAAAAAGGACGCTCCAGGATCTCCATCTTCCGTTCCTAAAGCCGCAGCCATCAACCAAGCCGTTGACTTTTCTGCCATGACCGATCAGGAATTTAATGCGTGGAGACAACAAAAGAGGAAGAAGAGGTAGGGCTTATGCTTAAAGGAACAAGCAATACATGTCCATTACCACAACCTCAACCTACGGCTCGATGGCCGATAGATGGGCACACCGTGCCCTTCTGCAACGATCTAAGCCCCGTTGCATACATAATCTTTTTGGAAGAGCTTTCACGCTCCCTCAAAAGAATACCGACACAATGGCATTTAGACGCCAGGAAAACCTAAACAACGATCCTGTCGTTCTAGCACAAGATGCCGACCCTGCTCCTGAGCAAGTACAGAAATTTGACATCAACGTCACCATCCAAGAGTTCGGCAAAGTTGTCTTGCTCTCCAGGAAAGTGATCTTGGTCGTTGAAGATGATACTGCTAATGAGACAGCCGACAACCTTTCTCAGTGCATGCACACCATGCTCGATAAAGTGACTCGCGATGTCTTTGATAGCGCCGTTCCACAGATCTCTTGTCTGAACGGAGTAAATGGGAATGCGATCACAGAATTGACTCAGATCGATGTCAATCGAGCGATCGCCTATCTAGATGAGAATGATAGCGAAAAGATGACACCTACTGTTGAAGGTACGATGAGATTCGGTACCGGCCCAGTAGAACCAGCATATTGGGTATGCGCTCATGTAAAACTAAAACCCGATATCAGGTCATTGGATGCGTTTGTCCCTACTTCTCAATACGGCAGCCAAGATCCAGTGTTACAAGCTGAATTCGGAGCTACTGATGAAGCTAGATGGTGCGTCTCTACCCTTGTAAAGTTCACAAGCGACTCACCTCCTGTCTACAGCAACACCTTCATCGCAGCTAATGCGTATGGATATGTTGGCTTGGATGAAGTCTCTACAGAGATGATCTTGAAACCTCTTGGCTTCAATGATTACCTCAATAGATTCCAGTCTATGGGATTCACTGCATGGTTCAATGCCGCCATCTTGGATGACTCTCACATCGTAACGCTGCTGTCAACCCAATCGGCTGCATAATCTATAAGGAGCAACTATGTCTGATCTATTTCAAGGTCAATCGATGAGCGAAGCCTACCAGTTCATTTCTGCTGGCACTGCTCATACCTTTTCATTCAACTTCCAACCGGACAAAGTGGTTTTCAATAACCTCTCCGACTGGACGTCAACAGCTGGCGGATTGCCTATCAACGTTTGGTTTAGAGGCCAGACTACGGCAGCACACGCCTTCCAACACAAAGTTATCGACTCAGCTGCTGCTCAGTCCTTCAACTTCGTGGATGTAGCCACTAACGGCTTTACTGTCGCTGATACCGACGGTGGGGTCCCAGCATTCAGGGCTTCTATCTCGGCCGTCTCTAAGGCTGATCCTTGCGTAGTCACCACTTCGGCAGCTCATGGCTTCCAAAGTGAACAGATCGTGCGGATCACTGACTTAGGCGATGTCGGCGTAAGTAACCGCGGTATGGGTCAATTGGACGGCAATAGATACCGGATCATTGTCTTGACGACTACGACTTTCTCATTGAAAGATCCGGTCACCGATGAGCCAATTGACTCTACTGACTACACCACTTGGGTAGCGGGAGGTAGATGTACTATCGAGTCCAGAGTCATATCACTTAACAATCCTCAAGTGTACCCATACGCGTCAACACCGTATGTGCCCAATCCCTTCGAGTATGATCCTATAACTTATCAGCTTACAGCTGGAACATCGGTAATGGGTTCAGATTCTGATGTATTTTTGATTGAAGTATATAAATGGGGACAGCTAGAAGACTTAGGTGATTTAGTAACCTAAAAACTAGTGTAATAACCCTAACAATTAAAGGGACTCTCTCTAGGGTCCCTTTCTTTTTTCAAGAAAAATCTGTATGAGAAAGATTATACCCATCCGAGTCCCGATAGCAGTACCCGTTATCCAATTGATCTTTCCACTGATTCGTCTGATTGATCAAACTCAAGAGATAGTCTAAGGACACCTTCTCTCCGTATTCGTTGAAGATCTCTATATGAGGCTGGGAAAGTTCCTTCTTCCAGTCTTCAAATGGAGATATGTCATGATATGACTGGAACAGAAACCTCCATCCGCCTGATTGTTTTCCGATATGTTTTTCGGTAAAATATCGACCGCAAGCCTTACAGGGAGAGTATCTAGCGTAATAATTAGTGCCCATTCGGAAGAGTGTAAAAAAAATACTGATAGATGTCAATTCTTCGGAAATCCCTAATAGTTCCCGCACCCCCATTTTTCTCTATGCAGCTGTTCACTGGAATGGTGCTGTTCAATATATATTGAACAGCTGATGCGCCTTTGGTGTACCATCCAAAATTATGTCTTGATAGAATCCCCTCACTAAAGAGGCACCCATGGTAGCAGTCGGACAACTCCCTCATCGCTTCGCCATTACGAACATCACAAATGCTCTTCCATGTACTGTCACTACTGCAGAAGCCAACGAATACTCTACAGGCGACTTTGTAAGACTGACGGGCCTAGATGGCTGGATGCCTGTTCCTAGAGGCGTAGATGAGCTGAACAACAATCGTTACCGGATCGTTGTGACCGGGACGACAACTTTCACACTTCAAGACCCCATCACCCATGACCCCATCGATTCTTCAAATTTTCCTTCGTATGTAACGGGCGGCTCAGTTAACTTGATAGAAACGACATTCTTTTATTATGGAGAAGAATAATGCCACGACCCAGGAAAGTAAAAGTAGAAGAGCCCGATCTAATGAGTGCAGCTTTAAGTAGTGCTCCTAAAGACAAAGAAGGGACCGATCTTCACAACATGCCGCTCAAGACATTGGCCGATTATTGTAGGTACAACAAGGAAGCGAGACGTCTGAACAAGAAACTAGGGCTGTTGCGCTATCCAGTTAAGCAGTGTCCTCTAGAACTTCACCCTACCGACAGGATTGTCTTTGGACGGAAAGATCAGCCCATGAATCCTCTTCCCGTCTACCTTTCCAATGAACTGATCGAATTCAAGATGAAGCTCATCCCAGGGAAAACTTACGATCTTCCAAGAGTCGTGATCGACTATCTCTCCAAGAAAGGTACTCCTATCTGGAAATGGTTTGATAATGTCGATGGCTCTAAAGAAACCCGTGTAGCTACGGTAGATCCTCGATTTTCTATCAGAACGGTCTATCAGGATTGATGTATGGCGCAAGCTGTCTCCGATGTCTTGAGAACCATGAGACTTGCTCTTGGACGGAGGAACGAGAACGATCCAGATAGCAATGATGATACTCTTCATGAATACATCAATGATTTCATCAATCTAACGATGGCTGATGATGTAAAGCTGTTCGAGCAGTTTGGCACCCTTAGATTCACCATCGACGAGACCAACACGACAGGCGTCTATACTTTTAATGATGTAGGAGCAGACGCCACCTTCACAAACATCTCCCAGGAAGCCTTCATCACTTTGACTGACCCTCCTGAAGGCTCAGTTTCCTGGAACCAATTATACGTATATCAGGACCCTGGCGTATTCTTCTTGGAATGGGGCGTAAACAACTCCGACATCCTCATCCCTGGTTACCCTACCGAGATGCTCTATTACGGGACAGAGATGACTTTTAGGACCATTCCCAACACTTCCTACGATGTCATCATCTACGGCTATAAGATCCAGCCAACATTTAGTAGTGTTGGAGATCCAGATTTACCCTTTGATTATTGGATGAGATATCTGGCGTATGGCGCTGCGATGAACTACGCCAGAGACTTTCGGTTTGAAGAAGATAAACTGGGGATGCTCAATAGACACTTCCAGCATGAGAGGAAGCAGCTATTGACGCGCACTCACAATCAGCAAAAACAGCAGAGAGCATATCCAAGGTTCTAAAGATGAAAGTGATATACGAATTTGACCCGTACGAAGACAAAGAAGAGCTGAAAATGATCCAGCGGGCAAGTGATTATCACTCGGTTCTCTGGGATGTGACAGGCCTCATACGCGACTATCACAAGTATCATGAGACTGAAGAAGATGAACTAAAGAATCTGAAAGATCTCCTGAATAAGATTGAAAGGGAACTTGAAGGCTACGGATATTGGGAACAGGATTGATATGGCAAAAGATTGGATCGCGGGAGCGATAAAGAATAAGGGTTCGTTAAGAAAGGAACTCGGGGTTAAAAAAGGGAAAACCATCCCTAAGTCCAAATTGAAGGCTGCGGCGAAGAAGAAAGGCAAGATAGGTCAAAGAGCTAGATTAGCTGAGACCCTTTCTAAATTGAGGAAATAATGCCATTCAAATCAGAAGCGCAAAAAAAATGGATGTATGCCAACAAACCAGAAATGGCCAAGGAATGGCAAGCGGAAACACCGAAGGGCAAAAAACTCCCTAAGAAATTAAAAAAGAAAAGGAAGATTAAGAAATGAAAAAGAAAAAGCCCAAGGGCCGGATGGTATCAGGCAAGAAGTACGCCCAGGACCTAGAGAAGTATGACGACAAGGAAGCAGATGTCGATAATCACCCATCCAGGCGCCCTAAAGATATAGCAGATGCTCTAGCCAAGTCTAAAGGCTCAAGAAGCAAGAAGCCACGGGTGAAGCCACAGAAGAAAATGGCCGGTCGCGGTAGGAGGTAATTATCGTCTGGAATAGCACCGCTCCTGACGGCAGCAAGTCAGTAGATCAGAATCAACCTATTCTACAGCAAAACACGACCTATATCGAAACAGAAATGAATAAAGATCACTTCTGGAATATAGGAGCTAATGAAGATGGTCATCACCAATTCGCTCAAATGCAATCTACGAACGTAGATGATCCTACGTTGGCCACTAATCCTACCTTGGCGACGGGGATGGATCTCGTTTATTACACTAGGAAAAAGATCGCCGCTGAGTCTACTTCTCAGCAAGACATGCAGCCCTTCGCTAGGACGACGGGAGCTATTATGCAGCTTCTGGGAATCAGAGCAATGGCACTCTTTGATGTGAACGGAACTCTTGCTTATGCTCATAATGTGACAAGTGTGACTCATCAGGCGACAGGAAGATATTCAGTTGCATTTACCACAGCCCTTCCATCGGACAACTATGCAGTGATCGGAGGGGGAATGGCAAATACTTCAAATTCCACCTTTACTCCTATGCAAGTAGGACAAAGCAGCGGTGCTTCTGTGGCTGCTAGGAAAAACACAACAAGCGCTATCATTCTTTGTAGTATAAGTGGTGGAACTTTAGCTGATCCTCTTCAAGCTTGGGTCATCATGTTTGGGGGATAGATGGATGTCATCGAGATTGCTGGATTCCCGACAGGGATTGATAGATCCGGCGTAGACTTTGAAGAACCTCTCGATGCGCTGGAAGTTTTACGAAACGGCTACGTCTATCGCCAGGAGCTAAAGTCTAGACTTGGCTTTTCGCAGTTCTCTTCTGGAAGACTCGCTGGCAATACCAGAGTGATGGGGATCTTTGAAAATATCCATCCAGATGGCACGAGAGAATCTCTCATCGTCGACAAGAAATATCTTTATACCTACAACTCTGGCACAAACACATATGACCAAGTCGCCTTCACGAGTGCCGATCCCATAGTAGACTTTGGGATTACCAATAACGAAGATTACGTATCTGGGACCACCTATCTCACTAAGACAGGCACGAAGAGGTTTGTTTTCACGGGAAAGGGCATGTCTGACATCTATTTCTATGAGACAGCTGTCGGAGGGGTCAAGAGGTTTACAAATGCCGTAGACAATCCCGATTACCAAGCCCCAGCGGCCGGAGCCCTCACAAAGGCCACAACAGTGATCTGGTTCGGGGAAAGACTAAACTTCTTCTCTCCTGTCATAGCTTCTCAAGTCCAAGCCCAAGCCATTCTTTATAGTGCTATTAGAGACTCTTCAGGAAACGGAGACAAATTCAACTCGCCAGGTGCAGGCACAGCTGTATGTGACACATACGAAACCATGAATGGTGCAGTCACGAATGGCGATGTAGTCGTAATGACATTCCAAAGATCCACGTGGGTACTAGAGAAGACGCGAGATGCCTTTACACCATATTTCACGAGAAAAGTTCCTTCAGTCTTAGGAACAGATGCCCCATTCTCTGGCGTAGCGTGGAACTATGAAGTGAAATCGATCGGTCAAACGGGGCTCTTGACTACGGATGCACGGCAATCATTAAGATTTGATAATCGTCTCCCTTATATTACACAGGATGAATTCGATCAGGAAGAATTCCAGCTCACTTATGGAGGTTTTGATAGGATAAATGGCCAATTTCTGTGGGCGTATAGGGATACAGAATCTCAACTAACTGATCTGACTCAAGACAAGGTGCTGGTTTATAATTACGAATTCTCTACCTGGGCCATTAACGATCAAAGATTCAGCTGTTTCGGTCAAACTATCCAAGGACAGAACCTCACATGGAATGACATCAACGAAACAAATAACCCTTCATGGCTTAGATGGGATACGACAGAAGAAATATGGAATAAAATTGGAAAAGGTGCAGAAGTTCAAAAGACACTTGCAGGAGACAATCTAGGCTTCGTATATCAGATAAACACCGACTACGACGATTACTTTGTCGCAGTGTCAGGCATAAGTAAGGCAAGCAGCGCCGTTGCCACCGTTGCTGCTTCTGCCTTCCAGGTAGGCGACAATGTAATATTTGAAAACGTGGAAGGGATGACGGAAATCAATGGAATTGAATGTACCGTCACCGCAGCGACAACGACTAGCATCACAGTCAACATAGACTCTACAAATTTCACGACTTATACAGGAGCTGGATCTCTTTCCAAGCTGATTGAGTTTGAGGCTGAATTTAGCCCATTTAATCCTTATAGGAAAGAAGGAAGAAAAGTCTATGTATCGCATGTAGAAGTGCTTCTCAACACTCATGCAGGAGGTCTATATGTAGACATCTATGAAGATGAGGAGGAATCTCCATTCAAGACATCCCATCTGGTTCCTAGCGATGAAACGACAAGTACTAGAGAATGGATCACCTTCATCGTCGATCAGGAAAGCAACTTCATGACTTTTGTCTTCCGCAATAACAGCGCAGGCGATCAAACAATCATCACTTCCATTAGAATCCATTGCAGTAGAGGGGCGTTCACCGATGGCTAAAGTTCCAGAATACTATCAGATCGGCGATCGATCTAATATGACGGTAGAAAGACTCCTCGTCATAGTGGAAAATATGTATCGGGATCTCGCTACTGCGGTTAATAAGAAACCAGACGTGTATCAGCGTGCAAGTAATGGGCTTACGACTGATACTTTCTTATCCAACGGAGATTTAAATATCAATACATCAACAAGAAGAGTTGAGATGCTGACCGAGCACAGTTCTACATCGGCGGTTGTCTGGACAGTTCTTAGTTAAAGGAATAATTATATGGCAGCAGCATGGCTCCCCGCTCTCTTCTCCGCAGGCGCAAGCTTAGGAGGAGCCTATTTATCCAGTAGAGGCAAGAAAGAAACCAAGATCCAGTCACAACAGCGCCACTTGATCGACGACCTTCTGAACTCGCTCAAGGGGAGAGGATCGTATAACGATCTATTTACTGCGAGCGAGGAAGATTTTAATAGGTCATTTAGAGATCCGGCGATGCAAAGGTTCAGAAGTCAGGTAACGCCACAAATTCAACAGGGATTCATCGCCAGCGGCCAGCAAAGGGGAACTTCGCTCGATGATACTTTAACTAGAGCCGGCGTAGATATGGATCAACTCCTCAATCAACATTACATGCAATACCAGCAAGGGGCGATGGATAGAAGAGCGGGAGCTTTGAATAGTATCTTAGGACAGGGAGCTGGAGCGCCTAGACAGATGAGTGGCGGAGAAGCTTTAGGACAGGGGATCAGTGGTTATCTCTCTCAACCAGGGGCTAAGGATGATATCTCAGCGATCATCAATTCAATTCTTGGACAAAAACCACAAGATGATCAAAGAAATCTACTTCCTGATGTTTATATGCCGCAGCCTAAAGGATTTGAGAAAGATCCTCAATATTATGATCCATATTCAGGAGTCATGCGATGAGTGCCCCATCCCCATTTGATGTAGGAAGATCGATCGGACAAAATGTAAGCGGAGCTTTTAAAGAACAAAGAGACAGGAGCGCCTTAGACGATATCTTAAGTCAAGCCATGAATGCGGAAGACCCAGAATCACATAATGACGTGATCCGTCAAATCATCATGCGCGTATCCCCAGAAAGGCGTCCAGAAGCCTTACAGTTCGTTCAGGCGCGACAGCAACAGTTACAGAGCCAGCAAATGAGACAGAGGCAGCAACAGGCGTTGCAGAGCCAAGGAATCGATCCCAGCGTTGCGAACTTAGAGCCAAGCGTGCAGAAGGAGTTTATTAAAAGTAGAGGCAAACAGCAACAAGAGTCAGCTGGCCAAGACGCCACTCAGAGAGCTTTCACTAGACTTCGCGAACTCCACAAAAAGGGAAAAGTTGGATTTGGATCAACTATTACTCCGGCTTTCATGGGAGAAGAACAGGCACAAGATGTAGGAGAATTCAATTCACTTAGTGGTGCGCTAGAAGCTGCCCTTGTAGATAAAGTAAGCCGAGGAACTCTATCTAACGCCCGCTTCAAGTACATCACAGAAACGCTTCTTCCTAAACCTGGAGATCGCTTAAAGACCATCGAAGGTAAGCTTAAAGGTCTGGCCGATGTGTTAGGTCTAAAAATGGAAGATCTCCCAGAGATAGAACAAAAACAAAAAAGTAAAGAACGCCAAAAACCCAAGCTGTCATTGAAGGATATTTTCAAATGAACCCTTTTGAAAAGGCCAGAAAAGAAGGTTATTCTGACAAGGAAATATTTGAATACCTTCAGTCAGATGAAAAGTACTCCTCAAAAATAAAAAAAGCCAAATCTGAAGGCTACAGCGATGAAGACATATCTTCCTTTCTCTCTAAGTCTCCAGAGAAAGAAAAGCCTCAACGCCCTTTCTATGAACAATATATAGAGCGCCCCACACAGGTATTAGGACAGAGTGCAGCAGCGGGATTGAGATCTTTGCCACGGAGTGCCTTTGACCTGTTAAAAGCTGGAGTGCAAGGTGCTGGCGGGGATATCTCTAAACTAGAAGAAGCGCAAGCGAACGCCCCTCAATGGTTAAAAGACACGGCAAGCGAGACATTCCCAAGTTACGAAGAAATGAGACAGCGCCAAATTCAAGAAGGAGGAGCACAAGCTGAAGGACCGTTCGAAAAGGGGATAGAAAAACTAGGAAGATTTGCTGGAGAAGCTCCGTACTTTGGAGGGATTGGAGGAATACGAGGAGCAGCGGGGATCGTAGGAGCAGCGGCAGGAGCGCAAGCAGGAGAAGAAATGGATCTAAATCCCTTGGGACAAGCTGCACTCACATTAACTGGGTCTTTCTTAGGACATACTGCACCTACTCCCTTTCAGAAACTCTCCAAGCAAAAATTGACTCCAGAAGTAGAAAGCTATATTAAAGCCAGCAAAGAACTGGGGATTGATCCGCTTCTCACTGGGATGAATCCCAATCAAATCCAGAAAGTAGCACAGAAATGGGCTACCCACGGTATTGGTGGCCCTGAAATCCTTCAAGAGGCGTACAAGAGAAGATCTCTCCAAGTGGCTAATGCATTTGAAAAGGCTATGGATGAAGCAGGAGAGAACTTATTCAGGGAACCAGAACAAGCGGGGCAAGCTCTTAAAGAAGGAATCACCGATGCTACAAAACAGATAGAACATACTAAATCTCAACTTTATCGTGCCGTAGACAAGACCCTTCCAAAAGACGCAACAATCAAAATAGCTGATCCCGTCAAATTAGAGAATCATCTTAAATCATCACTGGAAGCCTTAGAAGACAGTCTTGCATTAGCTCCGGCCGAATCTTCCGTAAATCTGCGTCTTAAAAAGCTGAAAGGGAATCTAGAAAGCCTTCTCGATGTGCGGGACAATGAATTTCCTATTAAAACTTTAGAGGACACCAGCAGGTCTTTACATGACGTAATCAAATATGAAAGACCTGGAGGAGCAGACAAGCTTCTCATTCCATTCGATCGCGCTATTAGAAAAGAGTTAGACAATTATGGAAAGATCAATCCCAAGTATGCTACTGCGCGTAAAGCGGCTAATGAATACTTTGCTAATGATGTCGTCCATATCCGTCAAAACCTTCTCCAATCAATAGCACGTAGCGAAAGACCAGAAAGCACGCTTGCCATCATGAATACAGTGAGTGGCATAAAGAATGTAGAGCGTGCGCTGAATTCTCTTCCTAATGGGAAGAAGATGACAGAGGCTCTGAAGAGATACAAGCTCCAATCCATGCTCAAAGACAAACTCATCGATGGGTCTACCGGACTGATGAAGGTAGGAGGATTAAAAAACTTCCTTAACAGGAAAACGGATCAGTATCCAGTATTCAGAGAACTCGCAGGACCTAAAGGAATAAGAACCCTCAAACTTCTGGAAGAATCAGGAAAAGGACTAGAGAAAGGCTTTAACAATCTAGTTAACCCATCAAAGACGGCTGACACTCTGATAGCCATTCAATCAGTCGTAGGACCATTTGAAAGAATTAATGAAGGGGTTACAAAAGGGCTACAAGGAAACTTAATCGGGGGAGCATCTGAAGCTGCTTTGGGAGCGGCTGGAATCTTAGCCCCTAAATGGGTAGCCAAAATAATCTTAAAACCTAAACTGGCGGAACAGGTATTCGCCCTTTCAAAAGCGGCTCAAAAATCAGACTGGAAAGCTTTCAATAGAATCTTGGACATTTTGGACGATGATCTTAAAAAAGAAGATTGATTTTATCGGTTTACTTCTTCTACGTGCCTTTGCCATGCATCTTTGATCTTTCTACGAAAAGGACGTGTTTTACATTCAATCTTTTCAGTTCCTACCTCAATACAACATCCCATCATTAGAAAAGCCCAAAGTACAAAGAATCCCACAAAAAATATCCCAAGCGCCCATCCAAGGAAACTGAGAACAGCCGCTGAACCAAATAACAATATCATCACGATAAGAAAATTCATTCCTCCCCATTCAATCTTTTACAAGATCCTCTCTATAAAATATGTCATTCCTATTCCTACACACAATATCACACAAAACACTATTCCATACCCTTCCAAGAAACTAAGAATTCCTGCCGACACAAATAGGACTATCGACGCAATAGTAAAAGGATTCACTCTTTCCCCCTTCGTCCTCTTTTCATCTCGCGCTCCATCATTTGGATGTATTTCTCTTCCAAGCGGCACAGGCGCCCGTGGAAGTCTGTAATGGCAGCGTGGAAGCCTTTCATTTCTTTCTGGGACTCCCTGTGAAGATACCAGACGGAGCCCACTGTAGAGGCTGCTATCGTTAGTGCGTGAAACCATTCCATTGTCATAGCCATATGATAGGGGACACGTCTATTTATGTCCACACATTCCCACATTTTACCCTTGCACAATCCATGCACAATACTAAGTCTCTGTAAGTGTATATGTTAATGCTTATGTAAAGGAGAAATTAGATAATGCCGACACAATCAATCAGGCTGCTTGAAGTCGCCCCGCATACCCGCGGCTAGGAGCTTGGCGAAGTTCGTCGCCTCTTCCTGTTTGATGCCGCGGTCGCGTTCAGCTTGGCGGTCTTTTAAGTGTTCTTCGTGATGGTAAAGCATCCGGTCATGAAGAGAGGCTGAACGATTGAAGGCCGCCTGATGTAACTCACCCTTAGCGAGTTTCTCTTCGCGATTACGCGCTATTCGCTCTTTTGCCTTGCGAAGAGCTAAGGAGAACTTAGGGCACTTCTCAGCAAAATCACACAGATCTTGCGCTAGATATGGCTTGCGATCGGTGAAGGCATAAAGATTGATTGAAGTATCAGCCTGCGACCATTTATCAAGATCATCCGCTTCCTTTTCGTAGTCGTATTCGCGAGGCCGACCACCCCCATTATCTACTGAAAGCGTATGACCAGGTACAAATGGAGTTTTGTGATTAGACTTTTTTTTGGGCTTCTTTTCGGATTCGGTGGCGGCCATAAGCCCCCTACCACTGATACTTGATTTTGACTAGAACATCAGTAGGGCTTCCTTTGAAGCGTCCTACCGTCTCATCGACCATTCCCTTGAGCGCCAAGCTATCGTGGGAAAGAACCAATCCCTCTTCGTGTATTAAGAACTTCTGCGTCAAGGTTTGCTCGTCATCTGCAACTTTTATGGTCACTTCTATCATTTAAATTTGAATATAGGAGGAAGTAATAATTTGAAGCGAGAATATTTTTATAAATCTGTGGGTAGGTGTGGACAATATATGGGAGATATGCCATCATATAGCCATGACGCAAAACAACATATCAAAAGGACAAACCATGACAAGCCCAATTACGCTAAGAGAGGTTCTGAGAGAAGAACTCATACTACAAAATGCGTTGTACGAACTTTGCCAATCCTATCTTGAGGCACTTTTTCCAGAAGATTCAAAGCACGCGCAAAACATTCTAGAAGAATACTATACTCATTATGCTACTAATTGCTATCTCCCTGACGCTCGTGCAATTAAAAAACAAATTGAAGATTCCAAAGCTGAAATAGCCAAGTACAAAGCTGCAAGTTCTAAGGCTAAAGACACCCCAGAAGTTTCAGAAAAAACACCAAAGCGTCGAGGTAGGAAGAGAAAAGATGCGTAAGCCTCTAGACATCTTCCGAAATGGCTTTGCGCAAGCCCCAAGGGGGGAACGCCATCATTATGTCCATGTAAACGCAATGATGCCTCCATCCCTCGTCGCGCAGCTTAAAACCGTAGGGGCTGAACTGCAAGCATTAGGTTATGCCGATACAGATCTCAGCTCCCTAATGAGACAATCCGTCAATCACTTCGTAGCCCAACTGGAGAAAGAATTACACCAATGAAAAACACCCCCCGCGTTAACGTCTATAAATCGGTCATGGACTCCATCAAGCGCGGAGAGCCAACCGAAAAGCAATGGTTCGACAAGAAGAGCCAGAAAGCTTTCAAATTAAAACTTGAATGCGTGGAAGTGCGCACAGATGAACAGGGAAACAAATGGGTAAAGATTTAAAGGATCACACATGAAAAATGACAGATTCTATTTCGATGGTATGATTTATTCCGACCAAGAAAAATTTGATAAATCCAGGTCTGAATGGATAGAATCCGCAACCACTCCTTTATCACGAGAAAGAATGCTCCAGCGCATGTGTCAAGACATTTCTTTAGATTTATTAAACACACCGGACGGTCCGCATATCCTATCAAACTACGAGTTTTCATTGATATGCTTTGAATTTTCCCTAAAATTCATTGACGAATGCCGCCAGAGAATGAGTAAAAATTTAAAGGATCCGCAATGAGCGGCAAAAAGAACTATCCCTACACCTGGAGAATAGAAGGACCCCCTAAAAACAAAATAACGTTAGCTATCGGCGATATAGATTACCAAGCTGACCCAACCGATACTGCGTCCGATTACAAATTTTTGGAGAGAATTTTAATCAGTTTTGCGGAACAGATTAGGGAAGAAGGAAACGAAATAGAAGAATTCAATTATCACGAGACATGAAAATCATGAAATTCATCAAAAACTCCGACGGAGATCTCATCAACATAGAGCGCATGGAATACATCTTCTTGTTAGACCAAGGGGAAGCCACAAAAGAACGCTTTGAAATCGTGGCTAGTGGCGGAGAAAGACCCTATGTTATAAAAAAGTATCGAAGCGAAAGCGCAGCTAACGGATTTCTGCATCGTCTTTACCAAGCCCACAAATTCGAGGTCCCTGAATAATTTTATGCCAACCACCCCAAAATTCTGCCCCAAAGGCCACAAACTGAGTTACTCCACCTTGTACGACGCCAAGTACTGTCGCATCTGCAACCAGTGGACGGAGATTGCCTCCCGCGATCGTCCCCCAGCTCCCAAGCCCTACATGAAAACAGACAACAGGAGAACACCATGAGTAAATCGTGGATACAGTGTGAAGATCTAGAATGGATCAACCTAGACCACGCTTGCTGGGTTTACTGCACCTTTGAAAAAGGAAAGAAAAATTCAGGGGGCTACTGGGAAGTTTGTGCTGAATTTATAAAACCCAAGACACCTCTTCATGTAATAGCTTCCTATCCCACCGCAAAAGAAGCACGCGCCTTCATGGATGATTTGATGCACTTACTTCGCCTAACAAAATGACCGTCGTCTACTGCCTGACTTCTCCCAACGAAGTGACCCTCCCCGCCATCTACACTGGCACGTCCCCCGACCACCTGGCGCGGGAGATCCGTCTCGCGATGAAAGCGCATGACCTCTGCGGCGTGGACTGCTTCGCCAAGATTTGGCGACCTATCTCGCCGATGACCTACATGCGCCTATCCTACCGAGATGTCTTCCCCTCCAATCTCAAAATATTCTTTGAAGAGCAAAAACAATGGAAACCCTAAGATGGAGCGTAGATGCAAAAGCTCTGGAAACTTTTACGACCTAC